GGGGACACGTAAAAAGAATACGTACGTTTTTTTGGATGAGGCTGGCGGTTTGCCGACGGAAATGTTTACGGCCGCTGAGGCTGTTGCTACAGGTGCGGGCTCAAAAATTTTTGCTATTGGTAACCCTGACAGGAGGGGTACAGAGTTTCACCGTATTTTTACGGACCCAAACATTTCGCAGGATTGGAAGTTGCATACGATTAGCGCATACGATTTGCCGACCTTTACGGGTGAGCATGTGTATGAGGAGCCGGAGAAGCAACAGGCGTTCCTGGATGGGCTCACGAGTGTGGAGTGGGTTGAACATAAGAAGCGTGCTTGGGGTGAGGATTCGGCACGGTATAAGGCTAAAGTGTTGGGGGAGTTCCCGGACGAGGCAGACAATACGTTCTTTCCGCAGACCGCCATCGACAAGGGTTACGATACAGAGTTCCCGGACGATGATGCTTTACGGCCTACGTTAGGTTTGGACGTTGCCCGGTTCGGGTCGGACGAAAACGTTTTGTACATCAACAAGGGTGGCGTTGTACGTTTGGTTGACAAGTGGTCTAAGCTGGACCTTATCGAAACGGCGAGGAGAACGCACGCTCATGGTCAAAGGCTTATGGCAAGTGTTATCAATGTTGACGTTAACGGTGTTGGGGGTGGTGTTGTTGACGCTCTTCTTAGGTTGGACGATTTTATTGACGCCGTTTATAGTGTTGGCGCTATTAATGGATCACATAGTTCACCGGATTCAGCACGGTGGACGAACGCGAGGGCATGGCACTACGACACGTTCCGAGAACTCCTTGCAAACGGGGGCTTGGACTTAGACTACGAGGACCGTCCTTTGCGTGACGAGATGATTAGTCAAAGCTACAAGTTTTCTACACGCGGTTCTATCACGATGACCGGTAAAGGTGATATGCGCAAGTCGGGTGTTACGTCGCCTGACAGTTTGGATGCGGCAATCCTGTCCACTATCTCCCATGACATGGATGGTCTTCGTCCGGGGGACGTTGTGGAGGTGCAGGATGTCATGCCGGAGCATTCGTTCTATGCCGCCGATTACTGGTAATATAACTTTATGGGCATTTTCGATAGATTTACATCCACTTCTGATGGTTCCGAGAAGCTTTTGCAGGAGATTCGCGAGCTTTCTCAGAACAACGATATTCTTTCCGAGTCTTATTCGGCGCTTGCTCGTGCCACTTTAGACTTCGACGATAAGGGTTGGGCACCCCTAAACCAGTTCGAGAACAGCGGTATGGTGCTTGCTGACGTAAAGGTTGTGTCGAGGCAGGCACGCAGGCAGACTGCATCCAACCCTATCCTCAAGCGGGGACATGCACTTCGTGCGGGGTATGTGTTCGGTCGCGGTTTCAAAATGTCGCAAAAGGGTAGCCCTTTGGCTACACGTTTCCAAAAAATTATTGATGACCCTATCAACCAAAAGGTTTTGTTTAGCGATGGTGCTTGCAAAAAGAATGAGAAGGCACACTTTACGGACGGAAACTTTTTTGTTCGCTACGATAAGCGGACTAGTAGGTTTAGTCGTGTACCTCTTGATGAGATTATTGGTTGGGCCACGGACCCTGACGACCCGGAGATTGTGCGTTACTATCTGCGCGAGTATGAGCAACGCCAGCCGGTCACGAATCCTTACAGCACGTATCTTGCCGAAACGGTAAAGGTTTGGTATCCCCTAGATTATGTGGCGAACCCTGTCGCGCGTATAAATAACATTGCGGTTGACCGCAACTTTGTAATGATTGATAGCAAAGTAAACGATGAAAGCGGAAGCCTGTGGGGTTTGCCTGACGCGCTTCCCGCTTTGCCGTGGACGTGGGCCTACTCTGAGTACTTGAAGGATGGCTCGAAGATGTTGAAGGCTTTGTCGGGTATCGCCTGGCAGGTCAAAACGAAGAGCGCCAAGGGTGGGGCCAACATTAGCTCGAAACTTATCAACAATCGTGAGGTTGCTGCTACGGCGGTGACGGGTGCGGATGTTGAGATGAGCGCTATGCCAAGAAACAACTCTGTCGATTTGAGCACGGGGCAACCGTTGGCTGCTATGGCAGCGACGGCGATGGAAGTTCCTGTGTCTGCGCTTCTCGCTGGCGAGGGCGACCAGGGTGGTGCGGGTTCGCAAATTATCGACCAGTCAACTTTGTCTGCCGCCTATTCAAGGCAGGGTGCGTGGGAAGACTTCTTTGTACGTGTACTGAAGTTGATGGGCGTCCCTGACCCTAGTGTCACGTTCAACAACATTATTGTTGATCCCGCCTACCGGACAGTCCAGTCGCTATCCCAAGCGTGGATGTCTGGTTTGTTTGATGCAGAAATTATGCAGGAAGCTATCGCCGAGCAACTAGGTATCGAAGCGCCAGGCTTGGTGCCTGCTGGTGTTCTTGTTCCTAACAACTCGGGCAGTTTCGCGAACACGGGAACGACGGTGGGTGCAGGCAACCCAAACAATATTGCGAGCAGTCAAGGTAACTCGGGTGCTGGCGTCAACGACATTTCCGATGGTGACAATAACATGAGGGACCTGGATAACAACCCGAGGTAACGCCATGGTATTATTGACTGGATGTCTACACTCTTTCAGGAACAAGCAACCGCGCCCACCAAGGTAGGCAATAATTGGCGTGCCATTCTTATCACGCCAGGCAAGGGCTCCTCGGGAACGTACACGGAGTCTATGCTGAAAGAGTATGGGCCGCAAGCTTTCCCCAAGGGGACCCATTCTTATGTGGACCACCCCAGGGATGAAGATGATGTTCGCTCCCCCAAAAACCTTATGGGTGTTTTGGCTGAGGACGCCTACTATGAGGCTGGGGTGGGACTTGTTGCCGAACTTACGGTGATGCCTCACTGGAAAGAGTTTGTGGAGTCGGTCGCGCCACACACCGGGCTGTCTATTTACGCCATGGGTGAAGGTGTCTACGATGACAAGACGGACGAGCTTGTTGTGGAGAACCTTATCCCACACATGCAAAACTCCGTAGACCTGGTGGCTTACCCCGGCAGGCCCGGATCGAAACTTTCCGACAAACTGTATGAGGCTGCACGCGCAATGGTTGTTGAGGAAGAAGAAGAAACTTCTACCCCCATGGGTAGCGAGGACGGTACTGCTGCTAAAACAGTCGCAGCAACCACATTAAATAAGGAAGAAGGATACTCAAACATGGAACTTGAGGAACTAGCCAACATGATGGCTGAGCTGCCAAATCTGGTAGCCGCCGCTGTTGTAGAAGCCCTTGCGCCTTCAGGAGATCCCGAGGAAGTAAAAGAAGAAGTTGACGTTGCGGCTGTTGCTGAAGCGTTGGTTGCTGCTGGACTTCCCGAGGTTTCCCGTAAGGCTGTCTACGAGTCACTTCGCGCCGGCGCAGACTTGCACGAGTCAATCGAAAGCCAGAAAGCTTTCGTTGAGTCCGTCAAATCTCACCTCAAAGAGGAGTCGAAAGATTCTCCTCGCGTTGAAGAGTCCGTCATTGTAAATACCGAAGAAAAGGCTCCCGGCCTTTCTAGCATTCTCAACGTAAAGGTTGGTGCCTAATGGCCCTAAATGAAGTTTACGCAAACGGAGAATCCCTGAACTATGTGGTTAACGCCGCTGTGAAGTCTGGAGACTTTGTTGTTCTTGGTGGCATTCGTGGCGTTGCAGAGACCGATGCAGAAGTTGGTCCCGACACGCTTTCCTACTCAACCCTCCGTCACATTGGCGTTTTCCGCGGAACAACCGCTGTCGCCGTGGCTGTTGGGGCCGCCGTCTACTTGGCAGCCGCTGCTACGTATGGTACCGCTTTGACCACAACTGAGGGCTCTAACCAGCTCGTCGGTTATGCAATCAGAGCTAAGGGTGCTGTTGCTGGCGACGTTTTTGTCAGAATCAACAACTAAGAATAGGTGATTAACCAAAATGGCTAATGTAGAAAAAGTCCAGCAGGAAATCGCCCGCATTGAAGAGCGTGCCACTAAGCGTCAGATTGAAGCCGCAAAGCTTCTCAACGCCGCTTTGACTGGTGACCTTCGTGCGAAGCTTACCCTCCAGGAAGGAATTTCGTCCAGCGACATTCCGTCAGTACTGGAGCCTGCTATCAACGTTATCTTCCTCGCGCAGTACGCTGCCGAGCAGAACGTATGGAACCAGATTGCCGACGAGTACACTGCCGATAACTTCGGCGCTATTCGTTTCGGTGACTTCCAGGTTGACCCTTCCGCCCTTGTGAGCAAGACTGGCGAAGAGTTCATCCAGGGTGGGCTTCCTTCCGTTGGAGAATACGAAGAGTACCCCGCAGTTCCGTTCACCACGACCCAGCTTGACAAGGACTTTGAAGGCAAGACAGGCATCCGTGCCCGCATGTCTTGGGAGTCTTTGCGTCGTACCGGAAACTTCGACATGATCGGTCAGATGACCGCGAAGTTCGCCGCGTATGCTGCTCGCCAGGAAGACATTGCTTTGGCAAAACTCTTCGTGACGACCGGTGGAGACGTTGGAACCGGATTCAGCGGAAAAGGTCTCGCAAGCAACCCCGCGTTGAGCCTCGATTCGCTTGAGGCCGCAATGGCCGCTTCGCGTACCGACACTGTTGGTGGAAACCGCGTTGTTGCTAACGGATACAAACTGGTTTACGGAACATCGCTTGCGATGACTGTCCGCGAACTGTTTGCTATTCAGCAGATTGAGCGTGTCTCCGGTACCGAAACTCGTATCCTGAACCCAGGGTTCATCACGAGCCCCTTCAGCCCCATCGAGTTCAACGCTCTCGACACGGTGTCCGGCGGACAGACCGATCCTTTCTGGTTCGTCATCCCCGACATCAACGTTCGTCCGTACTTCTGGGAGGTCTTCCTCTCAGGTGCACGTACTCCTGTAATCTCCATCAAAGACAGTGGACACTTCGCCCTCGGTGGCGGAGACCTCCCAGTCCGTGACGGAAGCTTCCAGGAAGACGACGTTCAGACTCGTATCCGCCACGTTGTCCAGGCGTACAACATCACTAAAGATGGTTTGCGCTTCTCGACTGGAGCAGGCTCCTAGTCAAAAAAGAAATTACCCCTGGGCGTCCGCGCCTGGGGGTTTTTCTTTTGCTAGGATAGAACTACCAGCGAC